ATTGAGACTCCATTCGGTGTGCTCAAATGCCCTAAGGGCGAGCCCCGATGGCGACATTGGTGCAGGGATACTCCGTATACCTGGTACCAAGATACTGACTTCGGTGAAGTCATTAAAGATGAATACTTCGGTCATATTGACGGAGAGAAGTATCATCCCTATTACCAAGGGTTCGACGAACACATTGGTAAACAAATCCTAGTGTGTGCATTCTTAGAATACACATCATGGTCTAAGACCGGACTAGGGATTCCCTGCCGGGTACTAACGGTACCCGAGCCGGGATATAAAGCTAGAATTGTGACCACAGGTCCTTTCTGGCTCACAGTCCTACAGCAGAGCTTAGCTCATGTCTGTAAGACTTACCTGTCGGCTCACCCCTCTGCGAGGAGTAGCCTTCAGAAAACAGACCAGGCCTGGCAGGCCCTTTATCTGATGTCAGGCAAGGAATATCCTAAGGACTTTTCTTGCTTGAGTTCCGACCTCTCAGAGGCAACGGATCATATCCCTAAAGAGGTGGGTATAACCCTCCTCTCGGGATTCATCAAGGGGGCCGGTATCCGGTCCAACTTGGTCTCAACGTGTCTTGAGCTCCTGCGGATGCCAAGAACGTTTATCTCCTCCGAGGGTGTGTCTGAGACACAGACCCGGGGAGTAATGATGGGAGAACCGCTTACAAAGTCGATTCTCACCATCTTAAACCTTGTTGTGGAAGAATACGCTATGCGTAAATTCCTCAAGGTTAATTTCAAAATTTCGGACTATGATAGCCCGAAGTGGAGAACTTACCACGTAGGGGGTGATGATCACCTGGCCATAGGCCCTAAACCCTACTTGGATCTTATAACCGAGTGTCACATTAAATGTGGATCTAAGATATCACCCGGTAAACACGGTATTTCCCAGACACTGGTGAAATACTGTGAGAAGGTTTTGCAGATCAATCAGATCTACAAACCCTTTAACGTTCAGACTATCAACGATAGTACTGAAGCGTATGAAGCCTGCCCTTTTGTTGACAGTGTCAAGGTCAGGCTGTTAAGCCCCTTAACGAAATCCTTTGAGGTTTCGGCGGACAAGAACGTTGCCATAGGCAAAGGTCTGTCTTTGGGTAGAACCCTTAAGTGGCTAAATCGCGACCACTTCAGTCTGAAGTGGACACGAATGGTGAGAGACCGATTCTTTCAGAGAATGGGCTCCCTACTGCCAGATCGCACCTCAGGTGTGTACTGGCAGCTCTTAGCCCCCACCTGGTGGGGGGGGCTGGACCTGTACTTTCCCGATGAAATCGGGAAGTTGCAGGAAAAGCTTCCTGAATTGACGTTGTCAATCATGGAGGCTGTTGCTTCCGGAGACCCTAAGGGTCCCGACGAAGCGAAACTACTTAGTAAGTTACTTACTAATTATAGTTATAGGGGGTACCGTCTGGCTGAGTCAGACGTTACCTCTATGAATAATCATCTTAAAGATGTTATTCAGCAGCTCCCTACCACAACGTGGTGGGAGCTAAGGAAGGAATATGACCCCGAAGGGGTCAAATCCGCCAAAGACATCGCTGGTCTAGCAGACCAGGATGGCTGGAA